CGACGGAATAACCACAGTTGAACCGTCTGGCGCAATAATAGTGACATCGCCAGTGCCTGTTGTTATTAATTGCCAGTCCTCAAGCAAACCTTGGTATAAAGCCAATTGCACGGCTGTTCTACGCGCCAAATCAGACATAGAATTTGATACGGTTGTTACTATAGCATAATCTGAATTAGTAATGGATGAGGCTGAGTTACTTGATATTCTAATTTGAGTATCACTATCTACAGCAAGTATCTCATATATAACAACCTGACCTGATTCTGGGGTGAAAAACATTTGCCCGGGAGCGATACCAAATATTGGATTACTCCATAACGTACCAGTACCGGTAATAACATTTGTACCGGCTACGGATGTGACTTTACCTGCCTTATACCAAGACATATGATTATTCCTTATTATATTTAAAAGTAAGTATCGGTATCTAGAACGGGTAAAGCTAACGGGCTATTACCGTATCTATTGTCACTCATGGGGACGCTATTTACATAAGCACCTTGTCCTGCCGTTATACTTGCCCCTGACATCCTCATAGCGGTTAGATACCACCCTATAAATCCTCCGCTTTGCTCTAATCCTGCTGGTAGTCCTCCAAGGCTAGGGAGAGGTATCATGGGTCTTGTTATGCCAGTATTTACCCATGTATTAGGTGTGGAACTAAGCTGTGTCGTGTTTGCCAGAATTAGCGGCGCATAGCGAGATGAATACGTGCATTGTCCTGACGTATTGAAAATAGCTAGCCCAGCCGTTCCCGCGCTGGGTGGTGCGGGGAAAAATCCCGTGGTGAAAACACAAATATTAGCAACCACTGAGCCGTTACTCGTCGAGCCTGTCGAGTTGATAGCAAAGCAATGAATGTTTTTATTAGGACCGTCATACAGTAACGACACATTAGGATCTGACCAGTTAGCAAACACGATAGCGTTATCACGGTTAGGTATCCCTGCCGGCACTTGCCAATCTGACGATATAGTGACCTGCCCCCTCCATGTGCAAAAACCCAATGCCGTAGCATCGGTTATTGCCATGAAATTAGCCGAATTTTGCAAGAATAACCCGTATGTCCCGAACGCTGGGGATGTCGGAATTTCAAACGCTGAGAATGTCGCCCATCCGTAATTACTATCTGAAGTCGTAAAGGTTATACGGTTGCCCGACATTGAGTAACCCGTAACATACCACGCATATGCCGAGGCGGCACCTGCGGGGGTATTTACCCCCCCGAAAGATGTCGGGACTAAATATAACTGTCCACCCGTATAACCATTCAGAACAACAGATGGCGGGACACCTGTTCCTAATGTGTCATAATTTCCTAGAAATCTAAGTAATCGTGTTCCAGATGTCATATAGACACCTTTCCCCCCATCACTGGGGGAGACATATAGAATCGGCTCTGCCATCAGAAATAACCCACCTGCACGGCAATTTGTCCATTAGCATGATATGTTTTTTGACCAAGATAATTAATAACCGTCCTAATCCCATTCGTTGTATTATCCATAGTCACATTTCCTCTGAACGTTGCATTATTAAATTCAGCATTACCATTTTTATTAATTGACCACCCAACATAACCAGGAACGTAATTAGATGATTGGATGTATTCGCCTATTTTTGCATTGGTTATAGAGCCATCTTGAATGAACGCAGCCCTCAGGAATGTTTGTGACCCTGTAGCGGCAAACGCTAACTCATAACCACCGTTATTGGTGTTATAAACTGCAAATGTATCTGCGCTAAAAAGAATATAACTTTTTGCCACTCCGCCTGACACTTCAGCAGCAATTGACATGCCAGCTGATACATCCTGCCCATTATAAGTAACACCTGCATTGACACTATAAACAGCCGAACCCTGCCCAGTATGGTCAAACTTTGTTGTTGCCTTTGTTTGAATGGCTGCCTCTTGTTCATCAAATTGCGCGGTGACCAATTGTCGATACTCAGCAAATGATTCCTGGTCATTTGCAATAACTGTTCTAACTTCAAGTATCTCCGCTTTACCTCGCCCAGAATCAACCCTCCATCTCCTAATATCAGCATCGTTAGCTATTGCGTTTTCAATTATTGCATCGCTATTTGTATCTATTTTTGTGGTTATAGATTCAAATGCTTCTGATCCCCTGATTGCATCATCAATGTAATCAATCATGCCTGGTATCTCGGCTGATGCCTGCCCCGACGCTTCAACAAATGCAGATACACCAAAAGCGTTACGAGTTCTTACGTAAATATAATAGGTGGTATCGGCCTTGAGTCCGTTCAACGTCCATTGAGTTGATCGCCCTAAAAACTGAGCTTCATTCTCAATGTTTGCCAGGCTAGATGCTGGTATTTCTCCTGTCCACCAAAACTCAAAGGTAGTATCTGTTGTGGCTGTAATGTTCATTACTGGCACGACATCAGCAGAGAATATGCCCGGCGTCCATCGAACTGATGACGGCATTGGTGGAGCGCCGATAAGCAAACTAACCTGCGTTTCAGCCCCTTTCATGCCGTTATCATTGCGCCCACGAACTCCAAGAGAATACATCCCAGCCGGAATGCCAAAGAAGTCATAGCGGAACTGATCTGTTTCGTACTGCGCGAAAACTTTTCCGTCTAGGGTATATACCAACAACTCAAACACAAGCTTTCTCGTTGTTGTGGCTGTTTCCCACGAAGCGCTGACTTGAACAGTCTCACTGTTCGTGTTGATCACCCGAAGGTTCTCGATATTGGGGACGCGATAACCATTCAATGTATCGGAAGGGACATCGAATACGGCCCCTTCATCAACAATGGCTTGCTTGTTGGGGTTATGCAGCGTTGCGGATATGCTGTAGATAGAGTTATTTTCATCTTCAGATATCCCCATAATACGGAACAAGCGCGTAGATACTTCACTGGTTGAAATTGCAAACGTAGTGCCATCTCTAACCCATGCTGGCGCAACTTTCAGCGTGATAGCAGAACCATTAACCGAGGCAATTTCATATTTAGTGAATTTAGCGTTAGCGCCCATGATAGACATAGTGTCGCCATTTCCAGCCAACGCCGACACATCAGCGTCAACATTGATCACCACCCCGCTATGACTAACTATTCGTCCACCGAGTCGGGCCGCTGTTCTGTTGTTATCCATTAACTCAACAATGTCGCCAGGGATAAACCCAATTGCATCACGTGCCATGCGAAACGTTACTTTGTCTTTTTCAAGCTTGGCGCTTTCGACTAACCATCTAGCGGTGCGGCGGGCCTGTCCACGAGATGTACAACCAAAAGCCTCTATCGTTGTTTCGTTGTAGGCACCACTACTGCTGATCATCTCATCATCAGAGTAATATTCCTTCACTTGCTCCCAACCGTTATTGGGGTCAGTCCATGACACAACAACAGCGTTGTAACGCTCAGATCGCTTCATTGCGCTATAGGTGAATAGCCCATCAACGACACTGGCATTCGTTACAGCGGCAACCGGATCTTGTGGTCGGTCTATCATGATGCTGAATCGCATACCATCCCACAGCGCTATCCCTCGAAACATGCCAGCGATATCATCAAGTAATTCGCGCGCACTTTTCTGCTCAGTAATATAAGCATTCAAGGTAAATCGAGGCTCTTCACCACCGAATCCATCTTCTACTTTTTGGTCACAGAATTGAGATAACACGTACAGGCTACCGTCATCAACATCGATATATCCCGCACGACGAGCCAGTCCGTAGCGCGTATTTTTAACCAGCATGCGGAATATCCACGCAGGGTTATTGGTCCATGCTGATTTGAAGCCACCCAACCAGAGGCCAGTATATGTGCGAGTTATGGGGTCATAATTGTCAGGGACATCAACAATTATGCCTCTTAAATGAAAAGTACGATTTGGCGTATCGGTGTATTGATCTCGGTCGATTACAGCACCACAAACAGCGGTGTATGGGTAAGAAAGGTTGTCGTCAATAATTTCAGTGTAGCTATTCCACACCGTACCATTATTTAGAAGGTCACTCGTGCTATCTGGCGTTACGCGGCGCACGCGGATATCAAATGGCTTAGTCTCTGGGGCATCAATAACATGAGCTTCAAGATATTCGCCAGAAATCTTACCTGTGATTGTTACCGTTCTTGCAGGGGTAAAGGCACCATTACCAATCCGTGTCTCAATAATCATCGTTACTGAGGTGTTTTTTTGGTTTCCCTGCGTATCCTGCTCTACTAACGCTTTAACGCCCACATTAAGCCGGACGCGAGTCACGTTATTGTCAGTAACCGTGCGCACCAGTGGAGTAGCCTGCGTCACATCAGTATTAACAATGGTAGTGGACTCAATAGCTGAAAAGCCGTTGATCGGTAGCTGTGTCGCTGAGCCAGGTCGCCAAGCAACACTCACACCAGGAACACTGACGACACCGGTATTGTTGGTAATTGGCGTTTTATTCAGTCTGAAGGAGGATAGGTGCTCTTGATCCACCGGACCGTATATCGGCCCCTCAGAGATAATGTCCAGAACGCGATAAAATTGCTTTGACGTGAGATTGTCATTAATGAGTGTTGGTGTACTTCCGCCACCGCCGCCTGAACTCATATTGCCACCTTAGCTAATAGAGATGTTCCAATCTTTGTTATTGCTGGTATCAATGCCGAGCGAACCCACGTTCGATCCAACAACCATTTCGCCCAACAGCAATGGAACAGGCCGCCCCTGTCCAACTTTGTTCTCAGCGCTGGTGAATGAGTTATTCGTTATCGTGCCACTTTGTGCAGACTCAGCCGACGTCTTGGTTTTCATGTTCGAGGTCATATAGAGCGAATAGGCTACTGAGGCCACGGTAACGGCGACCATGATCCACGCTGCGGCCACAGCAGTTATTGCCCCCTCAACAACCGGCACAAACAAAACTGTCGCGCCGTCCCTTAAGTGCCGATCCATGTGAAAATTAAGCGTGTCATTGGAGACGTCATTACCATCAACCCGCATTCGAATTTTTGATTTATAGAAGTCACGTTTGAATTCAGGACATTGGGCAAGAAGAAGGCGCAACCCCTGCGAAGGGGTATCAACCTTTAAAGTGATTTGGCGGAAATGTCGTCGAAGACTCCCCGAAAATCTAAAGATGAGCATTGTTCGTGTCTCCAGATTGAATGAGTAAGGCGAAAATAAGCAGGCCGCAAAGGTTCGCGACGACTTAGGCGACCGGTATTTTCATGATGAAGAATGGTGTTATCACCAAGGTAAATCATGGCGTGGCAAGGGTCTGACTCTGGAAAAGCTCGCCGAATAAACACATCACCCAGTTGAACGTCTTGCATATTTACTTCATGAAAACCATTGGCTGCCATGTTTTTTAGGTAAAGGTTTTCACCCCGCAACCACCACCCGTTAGTGCGTTCAAAATCAGGTAAGTCGATGCCGCACAAATGATAGGCGTCACGAAAAAGTGTGTAGCAGTCCATAACACCATGCTTGAATGTCCGACCTAGCAGATGCTCTACAGGTCTAAATTTCCGAAGCTTTCCGCCGCTAGCAAGCCACCAATCGATGCCGGTTGCCAACTGTCCGGATCGGTCTGCACCAGATAACACAAGCTTTTGCTCTGGGTGAGAATGAAAAACGGCGGTGATTTCTCCCGCCGCTTCTGTTTCTAACCAGTCATCATCACTTATTCGAAAGTGCCGCCTTGGGTCTGGGTGAATATTTCGACATCTGACTAGCGACTCATTGCCTACTATCAGGCCACAAACCTCTTCATCAGACGAGGCGGCGAACTCAAGGCATTCATTCTCAAGCATCAGGACACCTTAGCTGATCCGGGGAAGCAACCTATTGGGAGTGGTTCTGGTTTAGGGTGGCGATATCGACATCCTGAAGAGTGTTTTGAGCACTTATCTTTTGATGGGTCGGTCGTTGGGTTGTCTTTATCATCGGCAACAGGAGGCCCAGAGTAACCACAGCCATCACCGCGATATATCCACTGGCAAACGTCTGCCAGAATGGTTCGTGCTGGGATAATCGCGTTATCGCAATCCACTGGAGTGGCAAGGTTGTAAGTCACTGTCTCGAAAGTTTCTTCAACCATTTCCTCGATCACATAGCGTGAAACAGCCTCCATCGTGGTATCCGCATCTGGATTGCCACCGGGGAAATTAACCGCATCGAGATTTTGAACCAGAACCTGCCGCCGAGTAACGACTGCACCCAATGCATCATCAAAATCGCTGTTAATTCCAGTGATTAAGCCGGTGATGTTGGCAACCTTCATCGTTGGCCGCGAGTAAGTCCCTTCTGACTTAACTTCAAACCCTTCTACCGCTATTGGATAGGCCGAGTATTGCTGACCTTTCCAGATAACATCACCGTAATAACCATTGGTACCGGAATGAAAGCGGATCACATCACCGCCGAATGACTGTAAATCAACCTCGAACAGGTCAATCATTGCGCCAACGCCAGCATCAACGCTCGCGATAATGAGTTCTGCTGGTATGTCTCTCATATTTCACCCATAAAAAAGCCCACCTTTCGTGGGCATTGGCGTGTTTATTGATCAACTCAATGGCGATTACCGGCTGATCTTCTATTGTGTAAGGTCAGCCCACTCTAGCCATGCGCGGCTTGAGTGTTATCTATCGGAGGAATGGCTGATTTACTCTGTGATAAGGAAATAAAAGTGACTTACAAATTTGAATCCGTAGACACTAGCCGAATTGATCTTACTCCTGTGGATATGGCTAGCGCCCTGTACGCTGGCTATGTTGCATTAGCTGTATCCATAAGCGAATCAGATCCTGATGTGGCTGATAAAATACTAATTAATCTGGATAAGGTCTTGGAAATGAATAAAGAAGCAACTTGCTATAACGCTGTTGCAAGGCTCGCACAATTTACCAAGTTTGGGTTAACCGCAAAGAAATAGTCCCATCTGATTTCTTAGTGGTAATTACCCCATCATTAGCCTCAGCGTTTTCAAAAATAGTGAACACGTTTGAATCTATCGCGGCCTGAGATATGGCCGCATTTATATCGTTAAAATTCGCTTGATTTGAATCTTGGTGACGAGTCACAGCTTGCTTAATCTCGGTGAGCTGTTTTTTCATCTCTGATACCTGCTGTTCTAGTGCTTCAATTCGTTCTTCTTGCGTCATAACTCACTCCTGCCTTTCGGCTTTAATTAACGTGGCACCTGATCAAACGTGCATGACAATTCAAATACTGGGCCGGTCTTTTTCATTGACCACGAACGACAAACATAAAGCGCCCGGACTCCGGTATCTAATGGTGTCCAATAGAACGATTCAACCGCCATTTTCGCCTTAATGAATGCTTCTGCTTGCTTTGCTACATTCGGTTTATTGCATTGCCCGTCAGTTCCCATAAACGTCAGGGAATAGCTATCCATCAGCGGATTAATGCCTTTGACCTGCCGCTGTTCGTAACCATCGCCAAGTTTAACGACTGCGACATTTGGCGCGCGGGAAGCCGTGAAGCCTTTTTGTGGGCTCCATGTGAATGTTTCTGGCATGGGGTATTCCTACTTGCGAAGAAGCCCGTTAGGGCGCTGCTGGTCTTTAATGGTGTTAAGGCTAACTGTCTTCATCATTGCAGCCATTTTCTGCATTGTGGCGTCATCAATGCCGTTAGTCGTCTTAATGTGGAAATGAACTTCCTGCTGTACAACTGTACCGCTACCACCACTCCCTCCCTGCATATCCTTATTGCTGATTACCTTGCCATTGTCTCCTGGGATCATGTATTGCTTGCCGGTTCCAGCCTGATATATCTCAGGTGCGCCGCCCTCACCGACTCGATACATTTCGCCTGCGGATACCGGGCCGCCGTTCTTACGTGCTCCAGCCAAAGCCAGCCCCTTGGACGCAGCAAGCGCTGTGCCATAAGCAGTAGTTCCGACCGTAGAAGCCCCACCCATTGTCGCAATGGACGCACTCACTGCCGCTGGAGCCCATGCCGCCGCCGCTGCGGTTGCCTGTGCCGCTGTTGCAGCAAGAGCAGTAGTAGCCGCCGCCTGCCCCATAATCATGTTTTTTACATACTGAAGTCCCATGTCAACAAGAGCACCAATGCCATCTTGTGCAATTGTTGAGGCAAGATTCAGCATTGCCTGTTTTCCAGATTGTGTCTGCATAATTAGGCCAGTAAGGATATTAGTAGATCGCTGCCCTAAAGATTCGAGTGAGCTTGCCAGATACTGGTTTCCTTCACTCTGATTCCTCCAGATATCCCACTGAGCAGCTAGTCGAGCTTGTTCGTACTGGGTATTTGCTGCATTGCGGAGAGATAGCGCCTGCTGCTCAGTTAACGTTTTGTCCTCTTCAAACTTCTGAATCAGTGCTAACTTTTGAGCATTTTCATTAGCCAGCGCCTGTACAGGATCAACTAGTGCGGCATTTTGCTGTTGTGGGGTTACAGCATTATTTGCTGACTCTTCAGCTATCTTTTTAGAATACTCACCCGCTATTTCTAACCTGCGCTTCTGGTAGGTTTCTTCATCGATAAATTTAGCGTCAAGTTGGCGCTTAGCCTGAGCAAGATCTTCATCACGAACCTTTGCAATATTTGCAGACGTTTGCATCTCCTTGGCTGATATTTTATCCTGCTTTTCTTGCTCAAGTTTCCACTGAATCTCTGCGTTTTTTTCTGCTGCCGTTGTATCCTGTGGGCTAGATTTATCTCCAAGAGCCTGAATTGCTTTGAACTTTGCGAGAGCTAAACTCCCTTCCTCGTATCCCGTACTTAGTTCGGCGATTGATTCACGCTGAGTTTTTAATGCATTTGCAGCATCATTAGATACTTTATTACCTTCCTTTGTGGCCTGAGAATTTTTATATATCTGAGCATACTGATTCTCTAAATCTTTTGTTCTGGGGTCATCCTTTGCCATTCCTGCATCTTCAGCATCATACTGGGCTTGAAGCCTAGCTCTCGCCTCGCCCTCCAATTTTGTTAACTCAATTCTTCTTTGTGAGTTCTTTAATAACTTGTCTTGTTTATCATCGCCGGATTGTGCATTTGATTTTACCTTAATGGGTTGATTAGCAATCGCTGCGTCTTTGGCTGATTTAGCTCTAATATTAGCAATTTCACCTTCTACACGTTTAAGTTCAAATGCGGCTTGTCCTCTCCTTTGCTGGAAAACAGTATCCGTTTCATACCATTGCTTCCCTTCAGCTAATTCATCGTTATATTTTTTTTGTAATTCGATTAGTTTTGGCATGCGAGATGAGTCGCCAATATTCTTATTGTAATAACTAAGATTATTAGAGACAGACATCATTAAACCGGCAAGGGTTTGGGTTAATCCAATAGATTGGTTTAGGTCACTAATCATATTTTTAAAAGCAACATCAAGGCTGTTTTTCGCACGATCTACGGTAACCGGCATTTTATCAAACTCAATATTTACTGACTGGGCTCTATTTTGGATTGCATTCAGTGCCTGCTCAGCCGTCAATTTTCCATCAAGCATCATTTTACGAAGGTCACCTAGTGACACTCCTAGCCCTGCTGCAATTTGTCTCGCAAGTTCAGGCATATTTTCAAGTACAGAGTTAAACTCTTCAGCCCTAACAACTCCTCCTGCGATGGATTGACCGAATTGCCTTAAAGCATTTGACATTTCCTCTGTTGAAGAACCACCAACGGTGCCTATTTTCTGCAAAGTATCTGTCAATAATAAAACCTGCCCGTTGGTTGCCCCTGCTTCTTTCAGGCTAGATGTAAGCGTCTCCCACAACTTCTGAGTGCTAGATAAACTACTGCCAGTATTAGACGCGATTGTTGAAAGAGAGGCCATGGTTGCCTTCGCTTCTTCAACGCTTGAACTTAGTCGCTTAACCCTAGCATCCAACATGTTCATATTGTCAGCTATATCAATAAGCTTTTTTGCTGCGCTGAGCGTGAATGCCCCAGCGATAGCAATTCCCACCTTATTAAGGCCTGACTCCAATCTCCCTGATGATGTAGTAGTCTTATCAAAACCGCCCTGCATCTGATCAAGCCGTTCATTAACCTTGTTTTGAGCCGCAATCAGTTTACCAACCTCCATCTCCACCTGATAAACAATATTCCCTAGTTGCTTTTCACTCGTCATTTTTCGCTAACCTCAGATTTTCTTGAGCAATTAAACGCTCCTGTAGCCGATCATCGGCATCCATGATTTCGTTGTATTCTTCGCGGGTGAAACCTTTCTCTTCTGGGTATTTAGCCTTGAGCAACAACTGGAACTCAGTCATCGTTAATTGCTCAGCTTCATCGCGGGGCATGTTGAAATGAATTCTTGCCGAGTTGATGTAGTCCATTGCGTTAAATTCAGCGCTGTATTCATTCTTACCTTCATTTTTTTGCAGCTTTCTTATTTTTGCTTTACCGATAACACCGTGCTCAATTAATTCTCTGGCAATAGTAATAACAACGTCTTTTGATACTTTTCCTGGGCGATAAACAATGCAATTTCGCCACCCCTTAAATTCACCCACAAGCGCCGATACCGATTTATCACAACAAGCCTCGATAATTCTTATAGCAGATGCAAGAATATGATCTGAGCATTGTTTAATGGCCTTATTTGGCATTGCCAATGCAGGAATGTTGGCATTTATTGCGGGTGTTAATACCTGACTTAATTCAGAACCATTCAATACTGCGTATATTTCGACAATCTCAGTCGCTGCACCGATTCTTGTCATGTTCTTTAATGATGGACGGAAGAAATAATCTTGCTGACTCACAGTATCAGACAGGAGCATTTCGCCAATATCAAGCATCGGTGTCATGGGGTATCCTGAAATTTAGGAAATAAAAAACCCCGCAGATGCGAGGCTATTTGTTTAGCGTGGAGGGTTAAAAATAAACATCTATTTACAGGCTTCCCTGCCTACAAAATCAGCTATTGAACCAGTAAATATCTCTCCCATATTCTTATCTGCTCCAGATGCTTTCATTTGTTCCAAGGTATCACCACTCCCAAGATACTTTACGGTGTGATTGTTGCAATCAAAAGCCCGCTCAGAGTAACTGACACCAGATGAACCAGATCTCTTGGTTACGATTGTCTTTAGGTCTCCTTGGGTTCCTTTACTTAAAACTGTGTACTCAGCTTTTGAATCTGAAGGGATCGTGATTTTGTATTCTTCGGCATTTAAAAATGGCGTAAACAATAAAGCTGTCACTGAAACTATAAAGCGAGTTCTCATATCCCTATCCCCATCCATAACAGTTCGTTACATGATAGCAGGGGATCGCTGCAAAACAACGCAAAAACCCACAGTTAAGTGGGTTGGGTTCATAATCCAGATATGGATAATGATGTATTAAAAGAGCTTTTTCAGCACGACGTCATTTACCGCTTTCCACGCTTCAGCAGGCCATGACTTTACGGTGCCGTAGGTTTCGTCTGGGACAACTTTTGGCTCCATGCCATTAGCCTCACACCATTTCTTCATCGGCCAGTGACCGAATTTTTCGCCAGTAACGCGCTGCACGGCTTTAATGGTCGCGTGTTTCGTACACTCGCCAAGCTTTTCAGCTAACGCATTCGCCTTCCGCTTTTCTACGGATGCCGTTGCCATCGCTGTAGCTTCGCGTTTTTTACCGATCCATGCTTTGGTTACAATCGCCTGATCACGCTGCTCTGTGATGATGCGGTTCTCTTTCACCTTAACCAGCAAATCCTCAAGCGCCTGTTCATAAGTGAGAGGGATGCCGACATTCTGCCGCGGGTGGAAATATGCGGTTTCCATTCGTTCGAAAAAGTCCCATGCTTCATCCGTATCGACAATCTTCGACATGCGGGCGGCCCCCTTCTCAGTCCAGAGGGTAAGGCTGCGTGCCTTGTTAGAGATTTGTGCGTCAGGATTACTGACTCGCAAATCGGCCAGTTCATCGCCAGTGACAGTAAATATATGTACGCCTTCAAGAAAACGCTCACGATTCGCATCAAGGTTGGTACGAATGTTGGTTTCTTTAGTGCCATACCCTTTCGCCAGCGTCTCAGTGGTCACAACTCGCACACTACGCCACTCAATCACTGGAAGCATATCAGGATCGACAAGCAGGATGTTGTTTGCTACATTTACAGCAGTTGATAAAGATTGTTGCATGTAAGACTCCAATCATTAGTTGATGTAAGCCGCCAGCTCTAACTGGCGGTTTTTTTTTTCCTGTGTTCCGGCAAAATTAGTTAAGCAACTGCCCCACCCTCAAACGGTTAAGCACCCGCCAATTATCATCAGTGAACGGACCCGCTTTAATGTGCGCAGTCTCACGCTCAAGTAACGCTCTCGCTTTGTTGGTATTGTGTGGATATTCATGGGCTGCTGAGAATACTGAACCAGCTAGCCGGTGTTCTGCTGCGCGTAAAATTGGATAAACATCAGCGGAATTACTGATCATCGAAACCGCGTTTCTCCACAACCAGCAGAGAGTGCACAATTCTTCATCTGTGAATTGACGTTTTTCTGGCACTGGAAATGTGGATATTTGGCTATCCAATACGTCCAGAACCCAACGGCGAAACTCTTTGGCCTTGGCTGTCCTTGCAAACATACCAATCAGATGAGCGCCGCGCAGGGAAAACACACGTACATCTTGCATCCCGCCGGGTGTGGTCGCCCTGACCACCCCTGTCATTTGTGTCGTAAACTCATCAGAATGGCGATTGAAAATTCGGTGAATAGCTTTATCATCCGCGTAATCCAGAGCCTGTCCAACTTCTGCCGCCGTCAGCCAGATTTGCCCCGCCATTTCCATATAAGAGAAAGTAGTGCTATGGAATGTCAGTTGATTATTCGCTATACTTTTCATGTCGGTTACTCGCTTAAGGTTGCTGACGCTAGAAGCCTCGTTTGTGTTCGCGCACTTCGAGGCTTCGCCATTATTAGGCTTCATCATTTCTCTTCTCTATCAATCCATACGCTTTTCTCAACTGATAAATCACCTCAGTATTAAATTGCCGACTCTGATTTTCACCATTGTTTTGTATTGCCAGACAGATTTCCTCAGGGAAACGGATTTTGCGTTGATACATGTCTTTTGCTTTTTGCATTTGGATTCTCCTTGAATGCCTCACGGTGGGGTAAATTTATTGTCACACCGTGCGGCATTGAAGTCAACCCCACGGTGGGGCATAATTTCAATAGTCATCACTATCATCAGAATCGGAATAGCCATGAGCAGAGAAGACCCACAATTAAGAATCAGGCTACCTATTGAATTAAAAGATAAAATAGAAGAGGCTGCAAAGGTAAATAGTCGGTCAATGAATGCTGAAATAGTTCAGAGATTAGATGTGAGCTTTCTGAACGAGATCCCAACCGATGAATTAATTTCGGCCAAAGATGCTATAAATATTGTGAATAAAGCTAAAGATGAACTATCCAACATTATCCTCAAAAGAACATTTGCTGAGATTAATGAAAAGATAAGGATAGGACACACTAGCTTCTTCGTTAGCCTTAGCGACCTAGACCTTGGTGGGCTCGGTGAGGATGACTTTGTATCGGTGTTTCAACTCACTTTCGACCGACTAAAAGATCTCGGTTACGTCGTGTCGGAAAAAACATGGGATGCTGATGGGTTTCTGATTGATATCCCTTGAAGCGATAACACTCCAATCCAGAAAAATATCCCCACCGGCGCACGGACGCGCCAGAAAGCAAAATCATCATCAAGAGCACCGATAAGATGCTCTTTGTGATAATTACGCAGTAACAGTCAAAGCATATACTGCTGTAAAACTACCGTCTGTCGTGGTCACCGTGAGGTTAGCCACTCCAGCCGTAGCGCCTGATGGTGCAGAGGCGGTTACAGTTGTTCCTGAGATTGCCGCCGTTGCTCGAGCAGGAACAGAAGACACTACAGTGAATGCTTTATTTGTTGCATTGGATGGGGAAATATTCACTGCAAATGTTGTATTTGCACCGGCGGCCACAGTACCAGAGGTGGGGGTTACGGTTACTCCGGTCACAGCGATAGCGACCTCAGAGCCATCAACGAAAGTGACAGAATCGGCATCAGCAACTTTCCATTCACCGGAGTAAGTGGCGAAGTCAGATGAACCGAAGTCTGAACTCCATGATGTGGTATTAAAGTAGCCCATGATGTAAGTACCATCATCCACACCAAGAAAATCGAAGCGAACCCATAAGCCCGGCTGACGCCCAGCCTGCACTTCATCGAAAATGTATTTCGACATTTTAACCGGGCCAACTTCCGTAGACTTGGCTCGTTTACGCCATTCACCCTCGCCTGAGATCGTCAAATCCATGTTGGTAACCAGGTTCTCTACCAGCCCTTTTGCGTCATCCGCATCGGAAGAAATGGTATTCATCGAGTAGTCGAGACCCTTGGTAGTTAGCGCGCCCATGCGCTGCCAATCTGCCACTTCTGGTACTGTTTCAGGACAGCCAAACGCCATCCGTAAAACGGCGACGCGACCAACCAGCTTGCCGTAATCATTTTGGCAACCTTGCATATTTTTTACCTCTGTTAGTTCGGCTTAGTCGCCGTATTTAATTGCGAATTGAAGTCTGTAGACCAAGCGGCCTTCAGTGGTTGTTACGGGTGATGGGATACTGCCGAGGTTTTCAATATAGCCAATGCAGTCATTCGGATTTGGATTGGCCTGAACGTGCGTGATTATTGCCTGTGCTGCGTTATCCGCCGCTTCATCCTCGTTAACTGCACCAATCACATCAACCAAGACATAAAACTCACTGCCAAGGTCATTGCGAATTGAGCTACCCCCATTGGGCCGGAAGACAATGAATTGTTCAGTCAACTTGCCGGTATCACGCCATTTGAGCATTTGAGTAGTAAAGCCAGTGGTTAACCCCGCATCGACAAAGTAATCCCTGATACGCCTATGCATCGATGGAGTCATAGTTTCATTTCCTCCGCTATCGCTTTATCAATGATGTGCTTAGTATCCTCAAACCCTTTAACTAAGAACTCCTTCTCAGCCGTGGCCCTACGGAACGTTTGTTTAACATTCGGATCGTGAACATATATGGCATAGTTTGCCGAGTAGCCCACGCGCCCGGTCAGCCTAGAGCCATTCACGTTGATATCACGAAATTGAGAGTTGATAAGAGTTGATGTATCAATGGGGGTATAGAGTGCAGCCTGTGACGCGCCAATGATTAACGCCTTGGTGATTGCCCTGACAGCTTTTCGGCCTTGAATATCGCCTATCAGCCGGTCCAAGTTAGCCTTGGCCTCTCTGATGCCTTTAACCTTCGCGCCCATGTCAGACTCCCGTAATAATTGCGTAGTCGTCCGCAATGCGCTCGAATGTGTCAGCGTAACGAATGATATGCCTTACTTCGTCCGCACCATCCACCTTGGTTGGATCAGCGGCTACAGAATCGCCGATCAGGATGTAGTCGCCCCGCTCAGCTTCGGCATGCTCAGTCCAGTGCGTGTTTTTGATAATGAACTCCAGACCGATATCACCCAGTTTCGCCGTAGCATCACCGCCGTAATCGCACATAATATGAATGGGAGGAAACCAAGCCTGTTTACCGTACTCATCAGGCGGGCCATCCTTCTTCCAAACAGTGGCTTTAGCTGTGTATGACCAGCGGGCGATTTCCGACATTTAATCCCCCTGAGATTCAGTAACGCGCTCAATCTCAAACCATTCGATATTGAGTGCGTTGACTTGCTGACCTTTCCCTACTGGAACAAACAGCCCAACGGTGTCACTTGATTCAAGCTTCAGGTAACGTTCGATGATAAGCGCGGCAACAACCGTTTCACTGAACACGCGAACTTCGCCATCTACCCGATAAACGACGATCACATTTAACGCAGATATTCTTTCCATCATTCCCTCCACTTAACAATGACTGGTTTCTCCGCTGCAATCTTCCGGCAGAACAGGAACCATTCTCCGTCGTTGCGGATATATGCCGTTGTCTGTTTGCCGCCATCGGTCATCACCCAAACGCGCATTAATGGCTTCGGTAGGCGTTCGGTTACAGGCGTCCAGTTCATCACTTGTTACCGCACATACACCCACCCTTTCCAATCCATATTCCTGCGAATGCCTGATTGGTTGGGTCTGGCGGTATTAGAGAAGTAGCGCAACCGTTTTTATCCAGTCCGCGCAATAGGTTTAGCGAACCTTTCCATCGGTCAGTAAATGATTGATACCGAAACGAGCGCGACGCGCCAGACGGGGCTGTTTGAGAGCTAATGTACTTATCACCCTGCCCCAGCCCCATCAACCCAATCAGATAAAGCTGGATAAGCAGCGCGGTTGCTGGCGTGTAGTTGGCGTCCAAACATTCCTGAATCGAGTTAGCCTGTTCCACTAACGCATCAAGCACGAAGGAAGGGAGCGATATCCCGACTGTGGCCAGATACTCTTTTGCCTGTTCTGCGGTCAGCATACCGATCCCCTAAAGTGAAACCCTCCGAAGAGGGTATTAAAAAAGCCGCTCAAATATGGCGGCTTATTCGGTTACTTCATTTTTCGGTTGCTTTCGTTTGCCAGATGTCGCTTCTGGAGTTGCTGGAGCCAGGTCACCTAAAGCCTCACCTGACAGCGGACGGACGTTAGCTTCAAGCGCCGGATGTAGCGTATCCAAATCCACCACATCGCCATGCTTAACCCCATTCCAAGGGCGAATAACTTCATACTTAGCCATCGCAACTCCTTACGCCAGATTAGCGCCGTACAGCACGCCAGATTTACCGCCGCCATCTCGCTTAATCTGTAAACCCATAGCCGCCATAATCTGGAAATTCCAGTTTGACTGAGGCATAGGACGTGGCAGAGGAACGACACCAGTTGCCATGCCAACCAGTGGAGTGATCACGTCCTGACGGCGCTGATAGGCGATGAACTCATTGTCAGTCAATGCGAAAGTCTGACGGATTGCGCGAGCAGGAATAAAGCCAGTGATAACATTCAGAACCGTACCGCCTGACAGCAGAGTATCACCGCCGATAGTCACAGTTGCTGGCTTCATCAAGTTGGCCCAAATCTGAGGGGAAACCCACAGGACATCGTATGCTTCCACGAAGTTGTCACGTGCCGATTGTCCGAATGCGCCTGACGTGAAGAACGTAGCGAGTTCAGTTTGAGTGGCGGTGGTGAGATTGATGTTTGCGCCACCAGATCCCGAACCAAGATTCAACTTAATCGTGTTGCGGTGATTACGCATACCCTGCGCCGGATAGTTCTGCACCTGAATAGTGCTATCGCCGTCCAGAACGTAGGAAACGATTCGCTTATTAAACTTGCGCAATTTAGCGGCTTGAGAGTCAAGAACCAGATCTACACCAACGGTGTTAAGACCAGCCGCTAGACGCCAGTTGACACCATAACCAGCGGTAAACACCGGCACCGGATCACCATCACTGGAATACTCGGTGTGGTCGAATGAATATGGCGGCTGCCCATCTAGGCTGATAGACACATCATCAGCAATATCACCAACCATGTTGTACAGCTTCGCGGTTTTGCCGATAGGCAGAACGGTCTGGATACCCATCAGGTCAGTGACGATTTCCATACCCGTTTCTTGGTCACGCAACTGAATAATTTGGCGATCGATCTCAGCCCAAAAGTCACGGCCCAACCCATCGCCAAGCAAGGCGTTTGCCGTTAGCATTTCAGGCGTCATCATGTTTTGGTTGGCGGCAATCATGCCACGGTGTTGCGCATCGAACATGTTGCGGTTTGCCCACAACTCATTCCAGTGACCGCGCAGGCGGCTATTCGTAGCCAGCGTATTTGCATCAAAAAACATCTGATTCTCCTTAAGAAACAGTAACGCTGTCAGCGCGAACGCGGATGCGAATAAAGTCAACTGCGGTAGTCACTACAGCATCTTGGCAATAGCCAATAACCTTGTAAGTGCCTGCGGTGGCAGGAACAGCGGCGGCCAAGCCTGCAACAACGGTGATCGGTTGATCTTTGACATAAGTTCCAGCAGCTACACGCACAGCAAACTCACGACCTTCCTCCAAGTAGTTGCCAATGGCAGAGTGTCCTGAAGGGATCTGGTCAGTAATGCCAAGGCCTTCATGGTATGCATTATCCAGCACGTACATCCGGCCAACTGGAGTAGTGGCCTGTGCAAATAGCTTGCTACCGTTGATCACAATAAAAGTGCCTGGATAAAGTGCAGCGGCGGTTTTACGGGTTTCCGTTTTAAACAGGGAATCACCGTCAATATTAACGCGACGATAACGAGCCATTATTTAGCACCTCCGAAATGGGTTGCGGGGTCTGGCGCTCCGGTTTCCACCTGAGTTTGTGCTGAGTTGGTACCCAGCGGGGCTGCTTTTCCGAGCGACTTAAACATTGCATCCAGAGCTTCGCCAGACAGCGCGTTAGCCACAATTTCACCATGAATTTTCGCCACTTCTGAGCGCTTCGTTACTTCTTCGGCGCGTGAGTTAGCGGTAAGTGCGTCTGATAGCGTTTTGTGGTTAGCTTGCAGCGCATCAACCTTGTCAGAAAGTGGCTTCAATGCCTTTTCTGTATTGGTAGCCACAGCCTCACCAATCATGCTGCCGATTTGTTCCATTTCTTCTTTGGTTAAAGGCATGTCGCCCTCCGTATTATTGCTATTGGTTGCAGGTGAATCCTGCGGAGTAAAAAGGGATTTAACTTTGTTTGCGATGATGGAAACCCATGACTCTTGACGGGTTACCGCTGTTCCTGTGTCGGAAAAGGTGATTTTCCCACCTTCAGATTTGTAGCCATAGACTTGCGCGTCACCGCCGTTCTTGATGATGACTGCCTGAGAGTCTGTGAAGTCAGCAATCCATGCGTAGTCGTTATCTCCAGGTGCAAACCGGTCCTTTGCGGCTTTCTCTAACCGGCGCTCACGCTCACGAAACGACTCGCCAATCAGTGCACCAGAATTAGCCTGTAATGGCGTTGCCAGGTCAGCGTTAACCATGAGGCCAACACCCTGCTCTGGAGTTGCTGCTCCAACCTCATGCAGCAGGATGGCGTCATGATCCATCGCGTGGATTTTTACTATCCAATCGGCTCCCTGTGCTTTCAGGTCATCTGGCGCTTCGCTTCTTTCGCGAAAAACAGCAACGCTGGTGTGGATCGGGGGGACATCTTCACCGCGCTCAATCTGTGCGACGCGCTCCAACAGTTCACGCCCGCCCTCAGTGCGGTTTGCAACATCGATATCAACCCACTTTTCCACGAACACGCGATTACCTGACTTCTTCACATTTCGGTTAAAAGCGCCAATGTGACCAATGTTGATCCCCTCGGGAGAGAAAGCGGAAACATGTTGCCCGTTAACAGCAGGATGCCCCAGCGGGGCCAATGTTCCCTCTAGCCCACGGTAATGCGCGTCAATCTCGCTTTCCGGGTAATACTCATTGTTCATAATGACGTTGGCAGGGAGCGTGTAGCTCGGGATGACAATGTGATCGCGCCCGTTATAGGTTTCGCGCCTGATAGATGCGCTATTTACCCGGACAGTAACGTTTACTTGATTTGGCATGATTTATTCCTCAGCCCACGGATAGCCGCGCTCAGCCATTTGTTTGCGTTCCTCTTTGAGCTTTTCAATAATTGAAGGGGCTAACGGCTTACCTTTGTCGTCAACTAGCGTTTCAACTTGGCTGCAATGACAGTTGATTGAGTTGCCATTAACCGCATACCAGTCACGTACCTCTTCGATGGTGTACAGATGTGAGTGTCGAGCCGCATGTGTCCTGCGCGTGGTAGGCAATAATGCGGAGATATGAACGAGCATCGTTTTCAGTCCAAGGCTTTGTGCATCTTCCGCCTCTTCCCACCTTGCCCGCCTTAATGCGCCGGGTATTTCGGTCTGCGCTATACGATTAGCTCGCCGCGTTTCAATACCGATTTGGTCACGCAGGTTACGGCTAACCTCTCTTGGATTAAGTCCTCGCCCTACTCCATCAGTGAGCACGCGGGCCATTTGCTGTTTGGTTTTAGCTGTGAATCCCTTCATCTCTTCAAATACTCGCGCATAAGTCAGAGCCATACGGCGCTGGTACGGAGTACTTAATAGAATGGCTTGCAGAGATTCGCGACTGGCTGCAAAGGTTGCTGATTGCTGGCTAAGGTTGACGTATGCCTGATTTGTGCCGCGTATCGCAGCAGGCTCGACATAATCCTCAGAAAACCACAGGTAATTTTGTCCGCCCTCCAATAGAACAGCATCGACGAGAACGCTCGCATCATTCAGCACGATGTTGAGTAGTAGCGGGTCGAGTTGGTATTCATATCTGCGGTTAACTACGGGTGATGCGGGGAATCTATCAAGTGCTTCTGTGTATGCTTTCTGAACCTTCTTTAGTCGCCTGGCAAAATCAACTATCGCCTTTCGCTCTAAAGAACTTAACCCGGTCGGATCGCCCTTATTCTTCGGTATTATCGCCGGTTTCTGTTTCGCTGCCATCGTTAGTCTCTCCTAATGGTTCTACACCATCTGGCTCGTAACCTGCCGCAACGCGAATCTCTTCACCACTAAATACCGCCTCGCCGGTTGCCATTGATGAGTTATTGATTTGAGACATCTTCACAGCACTATCTAGCTTCTCAGATGCTGTTTGCTCATTTAACTCATCCCAGATAACCGTTTTCCTTGAAACTGAATCAATGATGCCAAGGTCGATTAACTTGTTGCAGAAATCCTCGATATCAAATGACAGAGCGCGATTACGACGGGATTGGCATCGCGTGTTGAAGTAACGATTATCTTCTGTACTGGCCCGCTCACCGGTTTGTGACATAGCCAAGATTCGCGCAGGGATATCAACAGCAGATGAAACAGTTTGCAGGTTGACGTTATAAGTCGGTTCAGGGTCTGCCACTGCGGTGACAAGCGGCGTTACACTCGCGCCCTGCGTTGTCAAAAGAACATCATTCCCCCGGTTAATCTCAGTAGCCGCTTCGTTAAACTTATCCTGAAGCTCATCAACACTTACGCCATACAGGGAGGCGAGATTGCTAAAGTTTATTTCTTTATCGAAGTTGAGATTAAGCTGCCTGGCTGCGTTCTTGAGGAATGACTCACCAGATCCACCCTCAACCTTTTCTAAACTAACAAAGGCGTTATATGCAGCTTCAAGGAAGCCGATAGCGTCACGACTGTAATCACCCAAGATAAAAACGCGGTCAGGGTGAATTTTTACACGCCGACTAGCACCGCTTGGGAGTGTTTCTTTGTATTGCCACATCTTCGGTTTTCCGTATGAGGTGGAATTAAGATCAGTATCCCACTCAGCCGGAACTAATGAACCAGCCCATACAGGCGTTAGCTTCTCTAGTCCGCGTCCTTTGACTACTGACGTATTCCAAGCACCACTATCACGAACATGGAGCAGTAATCCCGAATAGCGCCCAACCAAGCGCCGCATGTCAGCATCGGCGAATTGTTGCCACAGACGATTATTGAATACAGCTTTTAGGCTTTTTTCCCACACAGTGACCGCGCGTGATTCATCCTTTTCTTCACCCTCGATAATCTCTGGGTTACTCAGCCAGCATGTGCCAATGAGCTTATTTACCGCTCCATGTGCGATACCACCACGACGATAGAGCCTGTACAGGTCGTCAAAGGTTAGTTCTTGTTTGAATCCATACTCGCACCACGCATTAGCACGCTTAGCGTCAAGGCCCATACCGACATCGATCAGGCCCATGCGAGCACGAGCTATAGCTGACTCACTGATTGCGCTGTTAATCTGCAATGCATGGTTAACAGCAAGCTGTAATTTATCTGTCATGCTAATCCCTATCGGTATGGCTTGGGAGGTGGTGGCGGCGGAGCCGGACGCACAACGCGATCCCCTGGCTTATATGGTGGTGGGGTTGATTCTTTTTTCATGATTTATCTACCCATTAGTCGCTTCGGAATCATCATGCCCACCGGCCGTGAACCACCTAATTCAGTCAATGCATAAACCATTGCATCCAGGCGATCGGGTGATTTCTTTGCAGTGGCGGGGACATATTCCATTAGCTGATTTTCCAGCACATAGAGATTTCCCAAGTTGGCGACCCGACCCTGCTCATAGAGAGCTGAAATAGGTTCCGCTCGGGCATATTTACCTTTACTGGCATGAACACGAATAATGCGGCCTTTGAATCCGGCATTTTTTAGCGTGTCCTCTGCCATATCTCCACCTTGGTTAGTTTCAATAACTATGGCGTCAGCATCATGCTCGTCATATGCGAACATCGCTTTCTTAGCCCAGCCAGCCGGGGAAAACTTGCCGCTGTAATCAGCATCTACAGAGAATTGATTTTTGTCGTCAGCACCGTATGAACTCGCAACAATAATGCCCGTCTCGTCGCTTTCATCGCTATTCGTGGCTTGCGGGTCAATGGCTACAACCGTACGAACCTTGTCAAAACGAATCTGAAGGTCATGCGCGGCATTGATCATCACCTCAGTCCACAATGCCCCCTCAGCATTAAACCGACGTGGCTTCTGCATGTATTGCGCTTCAGCGGTGCGTCTATGGGAGAACAATGCTACTCGGTGTGATTCATTGTGCTTAAACGGCCATAACCAGCCATCAGGCAATCCGTGCTCAATTGGGATTGCGTGAGTGTTATCCGGGTATTGCTCCGTGTAGCTCTGGCTGTTGTCGATAATTACCGGCAAGTTCAGGTGGTGCCACATTTCGCCGGAGCCGCCACGCAATAGGTAACCACTAAGGTCGTGGTAATGGATGCGCTGCATAATGACAATCATCGGCGTTGTTTCAACAGCCAGGCGAGATTTGATTGTTTCGTTGAACCGGTTGTTAACTCCGCCCCTCACTGTTTCTGAGTAGGCATCGTCTGGTTTAACTGGGTCATCAATAATCAATGCCCCTTGGAAACCGTCCTCCATATGCCCGGCACGAAATCCGGTAACCTGCCCTGCGGCAGATGAGGCATAAACGCCACCACCCTGCTCCGTCCACCACATAGCCTTGCTGTCTGAGTCATCACGTAGCACCATGGGCCACATGTCCTGATACGCTTTCGATTTAACGATAGCGCGGGCCGTGGATGAATTGAGCAATGCGAGGTTGTGCGAGTAAGACAGATGCATGAAGCGAGCGCGGGCATTTAAAGCAATGCCATGGGCGATCATGTTGATCGTCGCCAATTCTGTTTTTGTGTAACCAGGAGGAACGTTGATAATCAGGCGCTGTATCTCGCCGCTTACCACTCGCTCTAACGTTTCGTTAATAAGTTTATGATGTGGCGCGACAATCATCTTGCCGCCAGTGCGTTGTTTGAAAAAGTATCTGGAGAAATACAGTCCATCCTCTTCACACTCTATTTTGCGGGCATAATTCCGCTGCTCAACAGTCGTCATCCTCCAACATCTCCTGTCGAACTGTTTTGTACTCTTCTTTCGTCAGAGTGGTTATTGCGATATTGCCATTCACATCGGTTTTCTTCGGCGCTTCCCACCCCTGCAACTCGCCAAGCTGTTTAATCGCCGCTTTCGGGTCATGAAGCTTTATCTTCAAGCCTTGCGGGCCAGCAGTTAACTCGGAGATGGCGGCCATGTCTTCCGGCCTAAGCAATGAGGAATCCTTGAAACTCCAGGTGGCCTGATAAACCGGCTTACCCTCTTCGTCCTCTCCGACCTGTGAGTTGCGAAACTCTGCTAAGTCGAACAATGACACTCTGCCTAGTGATGAAAGCCGCTCAAGCGCTTCCTGCTTCGTCATTACGGCTTCTGAGATGGCTTCTTTGTTCATTTCGTCAATGAAGGCTTTCACCTTAGGATTGGTTAGGATTTCGCTGGCGCACGCACTGGCCGTCTCATCCTTCTTTGCCTTCCCGCCTGCTTGTTTGTACGCATCAATTTGGCTAAGCCCCTTCACGATGCCTAACGCAAACTTCTGCTGTAATTTGGTCAGAGCATCGAATAGGGCTTTCTGATGTTCAGTAAGCTCCATATCGATTCCTTTTAGAATATTCCGCTGGTTGGTAAAGTCTCCCGCTCGGTAATGGTGAGACAGACATGGTTGCAAACATCTATAAGATTCTGTCAAAGGCACTTGTTAGCACCTTTTGCAGAGTTTTATAAATCGACCGCATCCCCAACAACCAACTCGCTAGTAAGGCATTTGTCAGTTAGCCAATCCCAGTTCAGTAGAGCGGCGATGATGAGAACCCACTTCATACGGGGCTTGACCGTTACTTTATATGTCAGTTTTCCAACAGCCATTATTCGTCCTCTTTGATTTAATGGTCGTCTGTAATGATTGAGAGCCGTTGTGAAAGTGGCTCTCAATTTGTAACTAATTGATTTTAATGCAAAGCGTAAAATTGCGCTCTGAATTAATCAAAGAGAAGCTTTGGCTGAGTTAGCGAAAGGATTTGTTCGTATTCTAGTGCCAGAAGCTTTTTCTCTTTTTTGCGATGGTTCATTAAGTTGCTGCCGATCCTCGCTTTCACTTCTGACTTGGCAACCTTTAACGCATGTCGGTGTTGAGCTTCCTCGCCAACCTCATGCCACCTGTTGAGTTGCTCTGCCATCCAATTGAACGCTTGAATGTATCGAACCTTTATCTGCATGGCGGCGCTGCCAGTGAAGCCCATTACCACAAGCATGTATCCGTCTTTTGATAGCTTAAACATTGGCTGTACTTCACCATTTTTATCAATGAAATCAGCTGGCTCAAAATTGAGCCGGGCAAAATCATCAGGGCACTCATTGATTGTTTGTCTGATTTTTCTCAATACGTTCTTATGATTTTTACCAAAGTAGTTTGCGATCTTCTGGCTTGTGGTAAAAACCTTTCCTTGCACTGTCGTCACCATTTTTGTGAAGTCAGACTCAGGGAGGACTGTTAATTCTTTCATCGTATTTCCTTTTTGGGATATGAGTCAGTTCTCCAGATATGGACAGCCCAAGAGCGGCACGATGAAAGCCACCGTCCTATCTCTGCCTCATATCCCGAAAAAGACTCTTGGTTTTTATTGCGCGGAGAATGCGCGGTGATTTACTGCCAATAAAAAAGGCCCAGTCGTTAAACTGAGCCTTCATGTTCTTTGTTCGCAGCTTTGCCACTCCTCTCGGCGTTGCTACACCACTTCTCGTCTTTCCGAGCTGCCAAGATAGGCCCAGTGAAACAGGCGATCACCTCCATCGAGAGAAGCTATCTATTCCTTGTTGGGGGAATTCTACTTAGCCAGGCACACGTTATTGATATACGCCTGCAAGCCGCTTATTTGGCTTGTGGCAATTCCGATACGCTCTCTGAGACTGATATAATCCCGTTGAGCGGACTCAGTAAGTCTGGCGCTGGCATCATCAGGGATGCTGGCGGAGCCGGTGGTTTTGGACACTGGCTTTGAACATGTGGCGTTGAGCTGCAACCGCTTAGTGCCAGAAGCGATATCAGCACGAAGGCGCTCGTTTTCAGATTTGGCATCTGCTAGTTCCTTGGTGTGTTTGATATCGATAGCGGCTACGATTTGGCTCTGGATTTCTATCTGGTCGAGAGTGGCTTGTTGCTGCTTGGCTACCTTGCTTAACTCGGCTACATCACGGCTTAGTGATTGCACTCTGTAGTGGTAGTAAGTCAGGCCAAACAGTGAAGCGATAAGCACAGCAACGAGAGCGGCGGTTAATTTCCCAGACATAGCGCCTTCTCCTTATCGCGCCGAATGACTAGGCCGGGCAATCTCTTCCCGCCACCATTTGCGAAGTCTGGTAAGTGGTTACACATCATCGTCCAGTTACCGACCTGAGCGTATTTATGAATTGAGGTTTCGAATCGCTTCTTTTGAGTTGGGCTGTAATAAGTGCGCAGGTTCAGACATCCCATATTGAACGCTGCGGAAGTCATGGCACTAAAAGCGTTATCACTCATATCCCTCCCTCGGAAATAACCGTTGATGCACTTTTCCGCTTGGAGGATGTTCTTTTCCCAATCAGCAGCTATTTGAGCGTCAGTCTTAATCACCCCAGCCTTGACGCCGTGAGTATTGCCAATGCCATCGGTCAACACTCCAGCCGGACAGACATACGGGTCACGGCGGCATGATTCAGCACTACCAATAAGCTCTAAGCCTTTCTCGCTTGTTCTCACCGTTCCGTTAGATACGACGATTGCAATGATGGCTGACACTGCACAGGCTGTACCTGTAGCGACACGCTTTAGTGCTGACATTAATCAGCCTCCATTCTCTGTAAAGCCTCGTTCACTACAGCGATTGCCTCAGGGTTAGTCTCAGCCGTCTTATCTTCCAAGAATTCACGAAGCAATTGCGTCCGCTTCTGCTCTTCTTTGAGTTGCGCGTCTTTCTCGCGTCGGTTCGCGTAATACGTCTTTATCGTGAACCAAGCGCTAATCAGCGCGCCGACAATAAAAATATAATCCTGAGTGCTCAATATGGAGAACGCGGCAAGTGAGCTCGTCCACCAATACTGGAGTTGGCTTGTATCGTTCATCTTCATAACCCACCTCCCCATTTGGGGAATTATCTTCCCGCCGTTGGTCGGGTTCGTATGCTGTTGTGTAGGGAATAGCCCAGCCGCCGTGATCCATTCAGGCACGGAGTTTGTTTGAGGGTGATTGGCGCTGGCGGCGGGCTAAATGCAAAAAGGCCCACCGAAGTGAGCCTTAAAATTAATTGCTTTGTTTATTAGCTAACTGATAGCTCAAGACGCTTACCCAGAGCAGTAAGCGCTGCCTCGACTGTATCAATCTTTGTGTTATGGCCTAACGTGACAATCCGCTGAACCTCCTGTGGCTTAAGCCCCATTCGGCGCGCTAATTCAGCGTTAGTTATTCCGGTCTCAAGCATTGTGTTGAGCAGTAAAACCTTTGCCCACACACTCGCAGGAACTGACACTAAGTCATCACCCGAATCACTTGGCAGTGGAACCGGGCGATTATCTTCGAAGTAAAAATCAAACGCCGTTACCAGAGCGTCACGCGCCATCTCTAACGCTTCTTCTCTGGTTTCGCCCTGAGTTAATGCCTCTGGGATATCTGGGAAACTAACAAAGTACCCATCACCATCTTTCTGTAGTTTTACTGGATATCGCATATTTAATACGATGAACCTTTGCGAGTAACCAGCCCCTAAGGGCCGGTTTATTATTTGATGCCTAACTGTTTGATTATCGCTTTCCTTAACGATTCCCCTAACTCTTTACTGGGGTGTCTTGGCATCACTGACTGCTTGCCTTGGTAGTAGAGTTTAAGATGATTCGTTCCGTTCTTAATCTCTACCCCTTGAGCTTCGAGCCATCTTCGAAACTCGCTCTGCTTCACCGCCTCCTCCTGTTTGTTTAACTTGAAATTATTATAAGCATTTTTGTTTATGCTTGCAAGTTAAATATAAACATTTTTGTTTATTTAATCAGAAGGCATTCGGCTGGATACTGTTTCACAACGATTGGATTAACCAATCCAGTACCCATGCGAATGTAGAATGCAAAAAGCCCAAGGGGTTAACCTAGGGCTTCTTTGTGCTTGCGGCACCGACTTAAGACAGATACGGCACCTTACCTACTTATCATTGCTCATTTGCTCAAAAGTGTCAACACGTTCTAGGCAACTTTCTGTATTTTACCTACACGTTTGCGACCATTCATTGCAGATAGCAGCGGTTGGTAAATCATAAAGACACTGGCCTCCAGTATTTCCTTAACTTCTCTGCGGCAGGTTGATAGCGACGGGCGCTTAAGTCTATTTCCTCCGCGCGTGGTTATCTTGCGGGGATTTGCGCTCTTGTGGCTGTAGACTGATATTGCGTATTCAGTTGAGTTGTTCACGTAGTAACTCATCAGTATTCCGAAGGCCTTTGTGTCAATGCACATGACAGAATCTACGACCTGAGAAATCAACATTCCGTCATCGTCATTACATATCGGCCTATCTGGATATTTCTGTGGTTCCACTGTCGCCATGTACTGAGCTATAACGCTGCTCATGCGCTTCTCTAATCTCCCTGAGTAAACCCATGCCCCCCACAGTTCAAGCCAGCCATTAACCCAATCATGCTGTTCTTTGGTTAGTTTTAACTGAGTTACATTCATAGCGACCTCTTCCTGCCAGTTGTCCCAACCATCAGCCGACCATTAACAATAGCGTGGTGTTCACCCTTCGAGTCATTGGCGTACTTCTTCACTGTTGAGCGCTGAGTATTTAGCTGGGCCGCTACGGTTGATTGGTTTCCATAAGAAGCGATAAGTAACTCGGGAATAGTTTTGATATCTGCGTTCACGCTGCCTCCTGAAGTTTTTTAAACTCACGTAATTTCGCTCTGTACAGCGCTCTGATGCTGTCGAGTTCTTCGCGGGTGTATCGGTGGGGAGTGTTGTTGTTTTCGAGCGCCTCAACGCGCTGAGTGCCGATTTTCTTTACAAGATTGATGCGGTACGGCGTGATATTTCCTGATTGATGGGTATTACATGCACTGCATTGTTTATTTATATTGTCCTCGTCGTAACGAATCTGTGATGCCTTGGCTATCGTTCTGAAGTGCCCTGCATGCCATTCATATGCTTGATATGTGCCGCAGCTAATACACGGTTCGTCAACGTCACGACCTTTGGTGATATAGTCGTTAATCGCTCGCTGCGTCATGTCCTCCCAGTGCTTAAGCGGCTTCAACTTAGCCTTGCGCTCTCGCCATGCCTTTCTGTCCTCCAATGCCTTATCAGCCGCTTTCTTTTCAGATTGCTGCTTTTGGTAGAGGTAGGCACAGTGACCACAGCAGACTATTTGGAGGGAGTTTCGAGGGGTGAACTTGGTGGGGCAGACTTTGCACTTCTTTTGCTTTGGCGGCTTATTCTTCGGCTTGCCGGTTATCATCGGCTTCCTCCAGAACTTCTATTGAAGCGTTTTCACGTTCGCATTGGTCACAGGAATAAACTTCATCTGGCTTTAGTTGGCCAAGACAGAATGCGCATATTGATTGGGGGAGTTCAGGCATGGCTAACCTCCTTCAACCCTAAAATTCGCTTCATATCACGCCTGATAAAGTAGCTATTGCGCGAACCGCAGAAGTTGTTTTGAACAAGGGCAAAATAAAACTCATTCATATCCCTTTCTTTTTTGAAGTGGAGCATGTAATCCATCTCTCGCACTGTTCCAACTAACGCCCAGCGACCAAAAATCAGCCACATCAAAATAGCTTTCATCGCGTTCTCCTTACTCTGTCGAATTTTGGGTTTAGAAATAGCTGCGAAGCTGGTTGATAATGTTCTGGTCAGTCGTTCGACCAAACAGGTGTTTTATTGCGGCGTTAATCATTGCGTTGTAGCAGCGTTCGAACTCGTCAGGCTCCATGTTCGCGTAAGCCAAGCTCTTTGCCTCCGTCCTGATGTCACCATTTAGCCTCATAGTTTGCTCATAGAATCCCGCCAGAATGGTTAAGTCCTTTCTGAATCGGTCAAATTGAGTGGCTTCATCTGCGTTTGCCATTGGCGTTTTATCAGCAGCCCAGTGGGCAAAACAGAAATTGAAGAAGGCGAACATCTTTCGATGAAAAGCGGGGTTTCGAGTTAGCTTAATGTCGGCGGTGTAAATCTCGCCATTTTTGAACTTGGTTAACCTTGGTAAGTCGTGATCGAAGGCTGGAACAAAAACGCCACCGGCATTCTTGACCATATCGATTTGCATTGGTCACCTCTATTTTTGCTGATAGCCGCTTTCCTTGTCACAGCGATAGCACCAGCTTTTCCAGCAGACCTTTCCGCAGTGTTTGCATATTGGTAGCATTATTCACTCTCCGGCGCGGCGGGTAGTGGCATCCAGTGAGTGACCTCAGTACCGTAATGGTTCCAAAATCCACGATCTAGGGCAGCGTCATCATCTGATACCCAGTAATCATGTTGAACTTTATTATTCATGGTTTCATAAACCAGAAACTCAGAGCTACACGTTGGCATCTGGTCAATGCACTTAATCCAACAATCCGGTATCTCCGAAGAGTTCAACTGTGGGTCGGAAGAGAGTGCCTTTCGCAAATCTTTTACCGGGACTGAATTACGATTAATAGGAACCAATTGTTCGGGGTAATTGTCGAGAACAGCTAAAAACTCATTCACTGCATCGGCTAATTCATTAGGCTCAGCCCTCTTTGCAGCTAACGCGATTCGGGCCAGCGCTCGGAGTTCGTCGCAATTAATTCGTGGCGAGTATCTGTGGTTATACTTTTCAGGAGTGTTAATCCACCACTCAAGCCTCTCCACAGTGAAATTATCTAATGATTTCATGGTTTTACCTCAACGCATTTAACTTGATTAATCCGTGGAACGTAATCACTCCAAGAGCCTTGCTCGCGCAATATATCAATGGACTTTATCGCAGCCTCGCACTGCTCCATCGACTGCATTGGAGTAACCTGCATGTTTGAGGATTGGCTTGAGATAACAATAATCAGAAATATGTAGCTCATTCACTCTCTCCCTTGATTCGAATGCCGGCAGTGCGGAGGATTTTCTCGCATTCAAAAATACAATCGTTCCAAATACCCTCTCTCATCATCGCTTCGTACATAGTCATGTCGGGGTATTTCTCTGACTCTATATCTGCTGATTTTCGAGGCGGCAACTCCACCACAATGCTTTCTCTCGCCGCTTGCCATGCCTCCCATGAACAGCGCGTAGATGAATATGAATAAATATCGCTGTTTGGGATTAAGTCCATTCTGTATCCGTTTTTTTCAGCCCAAGCCTCAAAATCTTCCCGCGATTTAGTTATGTCCATCATGCAGCCCTCGACCGGTAGCTATCCCACGTAAACGCCAGCGTACAACCGCCGCCATCATTCATCCGATCAATCACTCGCTCACCGATAAAGGCGCTGAGTTCGTCTTTCGGAAGGTTGCTTATCAGGATGGTTGGTTTCATGTCTTCATAGCGATTGTTGATGATTTCAAAGAGGATCATCTTTTCAGCATCACTACCAAACTGGACGCCGATCTCATCGATAATCAACAGGTCTGGATAGGTGTACTCTTCGATAACAGCAGCCTCAGTTTTTTCGGCTGTCTTGCTCCATGTCGATTTGAAGTTTCGGGCAATTCGTAGCGCTGACGTGAACCGTGCGCATGACTGGTGATCTGCAATCACCTGCTTTGCAATGGCAAATGCCAGATGATTCTTGCCAGTACCGGGTTTACCACACATCACCAAGCCACCGCCCTGCTTAAGACGTTCAGGCCATTTAGATACATAGGCTTTGCAGAGTTTCAGGCAACGCGCTGCTTCTGAGTTATCAGCTTGATAGTTATCTAGCGTCACTGATTTAAATCGGTCAGGGGTACCAAGCAGATCCATCAGGCGAGTAGTCTCAAACTCTTTGCGCCGTTCCGACTCCTTCAGCAGTAGATTTTTAAGTTTTTCAATTTCATCTTTCGTGCAACCGGGGCATGAGGTGTGACTCATCACTCGATTAAACATGTCGGCTTTTCTGGTTCGCATTTCAAACTCGCCATGCAAGTAGCAATTCTTCGTCTCAGTAAAAACCGTTGTGTTTGGCATAACTCTTGGTGGGGAGTTGAGCGCACTCAATTCCTTCTCCAGACTTGCGATCTGCTCTTGGTAATCAGGCATGGTTAATCCTCCGCCCAACCGGGATATTCGGTTGATCCGTAATTTTTAGCTGAGAAGTTATCTGACGTTGCACGGCTGGATACTGTTTGAGGCTTGGCAGTGAAAGACGGCTTACCACCAAACTTGACCGAGTTTCTAAGCCAAGTATTCAGAGCGGCATCCCAATTTTTGAACTTGGAACCTTTCGATTCGTGGTAATCCGAGAAAGCTTCAAATTCGTTTGGCAGGTTAACCCCTAGCTTGGCAGCTAAAGATTCATGCTTTTCAGTTGGGGAGAATCCGACAGGTTTCTGAGTGGCTCGTTTGTCTTTTTCAAAAGCCGGTTTAACTTCTGCCGGTAATATCTTTTTAATGTCTTTATTGTCTTTTGTAATAGTGTCTTTTGTGTGTCCCTGTTTTAGTGACAGGGCTGTCACCGTTTTAGTGACATCTTTTGTCACTACGGTAGTGACACTGACATTATTTAAGTGACACTCTGGAATTTGCCACTCAGAAAGCGACTTATTAGGCCCTATTAACTGACCTTCTTTCAGTAAAACTTTCATGGCGATAAGTTCATTTTTAGCCTTATTCACCTTCTGTCTTGGTAAGCGCGTTATTAGTGCTATCTGGCTGTCAGCAATCCGATCCATCTTCTTGTTGAAGCCGTATGTTTTACGACAAACGGCATGAGCTACCTTAGCCTGATTCCTTGTCAGGTTTGCACCGATCAGCTCTTCGTACAGCTCGTTTGCCAGACGGGTGAACCCATCGTCTGTATCGGCCACACGTTTCTCCTGCCCCCCTGATTCAGAGGGAAATTGAAGTATCTCCGCTGTATTCATTTGGCCTCCACCTCGTATTCAGTGAAGTAGCCAGGGATCATGCTGCTAAATCTGGCTTCTGTTACAGTGTACGGAACCTTGCCGCGACGGGGATTCCCTTCTGGGGGAAACATCGTGCACGAATAGATGATCCTGCGTTGCCACTTTCCCGGCATATCCACGACAGCCAGAATCTCAAGAATACGTCGCCCTTCTCCATCTGCGACATAGAAAGCCTGATCCCCATATCCGCAATCCGCTGGTTCAAATTGCTTATGGCAACCACCAATCCATTTGGTTTCTTCCTCAATTTCACCGTAAACATTTTCATAGATGTATTCATGTCGTTTAAACGGATAAACAGTATCGAATACGTCACCAACCTTAAATTTTGGCGGTGATTCCTTACTGTTTACTGATCCAGTGTTTTGCATTATTATTACCTCAGAAGTTAAGTGTTATCTGCTCTGCTGAATCCCTGCCTTGCCGCGGGGATTTTTGCTTTTGCGGGTTAATCAACAACCGCATCATTCGAAGTGTCGTTGCTATCTCCCTTGCTTCATTCCCTGCTATTGCCAGAATGTTTTCAGGTTTCTCAATCTCGGCAAACTCCAGCAACCGGCAGAACTTGCTTAACATGCTGTCCTTGCCTGATATCCAGCGGCTTATCTGGCACCGGTCAACACCTACGTGCTTAGCGGCTTCCAGTTGGCCTTTGCTGCTGATGCCATTCATAACCTGTACTTCCAATTCAATTGCGTTAGTGCGTTTCTGTGCACGTTCCATTGCGTACTCTTCCCTTGTTAGATGTTGTTACGTGACAAAGCTGTGAGCTTGTCACTTTGGTGTTCACCCGCATTGCGGCGGGGTGAGGTCAGTAGTGTTAAAGAGCGGTAGTGCTTAAGCTGCGTCGCTTACGGATTTCATGTATCGCTGCGGGTAGAGAATCTGCATTTCGGTAATCATTCCGTCGTAGAACCGAGAAAGCTTTTCTGCCATTTCTAGGGAGGTAATTTGAGCGCCTCTTTCGATTCGGCTTAGGTTCCCGACGTCGCACTGAACAGCCAGTGCCACTTCTGCGATTGTCAGTTTTTTCTCTACACGCATTTTCCTCAATGGCGTTTGCATATTTCACTCCTTTAAATGCGCTATACGCATATTATGCGATAAAGTAAGTATGCGCAAGGCGCTTTGCGGTTAACGCAAAAAATGGGTTCAATAGAGTTATGAAAATAGGTAATCGCATTCGAACTCTTCGCAAAGCGAAGAAGATGACAATTCTCGAACTAGCCACTGCTATCGGTAGCGATGTGGGAAATGTGTCACGACTGGAAAGGGACAAGCAGGGCTACACGGAGGCAACGCTTACAAAAATTGCTGATGCTCTGGGGGTTAAAGTGGTTGATCTATTTAGTGAAGAAGCAGTGGAGCCTCCAACTAAACAACATGCCAATAAATCTGACTCTTACCGCGTTGATGTTCTTAATATTTCTGCAAGCGCAGGTACAGGGGTTGCTCTGAAAGATGAGTTTATAGAGACGATAAAATCAATTGAGTATTCATCAAGTGAAGCTCGTTTGCTTTTTGGAAACCGGCCACAAGAAAACATAAAGCTAATTGCTGTGAACGGTGACAGCATGTCCGGTACCTTTGAGCCAAGAGATCAGATTTTCGTTGATGTGAGTATTAACTATTTTGACGGGGATGGGATTTACATCTTTGTTTTAGATAACGATTTGTACGTAAAAAGATTGCAGTTGCAACACAAAAGGCTGGCTGTAATTTCAGATAACAAAAAATATGAGACTTGGTATATCGATCAGTATACAGAGGCAAATCTCAATATCGTCTCCAAGGTACTTATTAGCCAGTCTCGAGCGTACAAGATCCACGGATAACCCACTGCTAGCCCATAGAGGGGTGGGTTGATTTATTACCCAAAGAGACGTTCTGGTGAACGGATGATAATTTTCATGTTATGGGATAAATGGATATTTAAACAGTGGCAAAAATAGATGACTACCTGCCAACGCAGGTCGAAGTTGACAGGGTTCTTTTTTGCAAAAAATTTGTCGACTTTTCACCACTGAAGTGGCAGACAAAGCCACCTCCCAACAGACTTAAAATGCAATTAGTTCCTATGGATGAGGACGGGATCCCCATATATGGACTGAGTTTTATTTTACTCTGGAAGCCAGACCATGACTCATTCGAAAACCCCGATGAATCATATCCAAAAATGAATTTGGTAGCCCTATACCATCAAAAGAGAATCTTTGCAGTAGACACCTATCCTTTTGATAAGCACAAGAATAGCTTTAAAATTGAACATCCTGATTTTCAGGATAGCATCAATGGCCCCCATTACCATCTGTACTATGAGATGGCTGGGCACTATAGTGAGAAGATAGGTTTTCCAATAACTGAAAACATTAAACCAGATGACTTTATTGGTTATTGGAATTATTTTTGTACAAAGCTTAATGTAACCTGTAAAGGCAAAATACAACTTCCACTTGAAGATGAATCCGGACAGATGGGATTTAATTTATGATGTGCTCAACCGTTATCTCTAACTTAGGTTTCGAATGCCACCCAATAGGTAGCGGAACCTTACGAATTATTAGCCCATTCACTTATTGTGATGATGGGGAGCATGTTGGTGCCTTTGTCAGAGAGATCAATGGTAAGTATCTTGTCAGCGACCGTTGTGATGCTCTTATGAATATGGAGTCAAGAGGGATATCTTTAACCAAGAAGAGAATTGAAGATATCCGTTCACTATTACTTCGTGAGGGCGCTGAACTCAATGACCGCGGTGAAATCATTGGGTGGGCGACTGAAAATAACATTGGCTCTGTAACTTCAGGTGTAATAAGGGCTGGAATACTTGCTTCAAGCTTATCTACAGATTGGTATCAGCCTGTTCATGTAGAGAAATTTGAAAGTCAGGTGATTGATTTCATGTATCACTCAGAAATTAAAAACATTATCTCTTTGAGGGATTCTGTTTTAGGAATGAGCGGACATCACATTACAGTGCCGATCACCGTGAAAACACCATCTCCAAAACTGATATTTACATCCAGCGTAAAAAGTGGAGGTAGCTGGAATAGCGCCTACTCTTTGCTTGGTAAATTAATTGACTTGAAAAATTCTGGCGATGATTTTAACAATAGGTATGTCGTTGTAGATAGTGATTCAATCGGCGAACAAATGCACCAGCTAAGCCTTTTGTTCAATGAAACAAGCCATGTGCTCCCATTCTCCAAGAGAGAGTCATGGATCCATAGGTTAGCAGCATAATAAATCACTTAACCCGGCCCCGCAGCCGGGTTTTTTGCGCCTGTAATCAGCTTTCTTGCGGCAATCTCAGAATATCAATAGCTAACTCGACGGCTAAAGTTACCTGTTCCTCCTGATACAGTACCTCTATCATCTCTGCTATCGAATCCTTCGACACCTCCCCACTCTCTATTAGTAGCTGCATCACAGCAGTACCGATAACTTGCGCCACTTCCGGCCGCTGCTGCTCGAAAAACTCTTGTTCGCTATCCATATCTCACCCTTCAAAGAATAAATTTCACCCAATTTAGCACACTTTTCACGCCTGGTAGCCAGGCGCGAAGGGTCACGTCTGAATATTGGTAAAAATAAATATGCTTACAGTTCAAATGAATAGCAAATATGCGAATGATATTTATAAATATGCGTTTGACGCATTTGCGTTATGCGCATATAGTCATTCCATCGAAACGAAACATCGATGCGGCAGACGGAACTAATCGCCGCGCCAGTCAGGAAGACAGGCTGCTTATTTAACATTGATGGGGTTTGTTCCCGCCGAGATGCGGGGAACCAAAGATTAGTTGGCTTTGGGATGTGGTGGAAGCGTAACGAAACGAGACGCAAGCAATACCACCGATGAGCAGTATAAGTCTGCGCGGCCATACGGCTTACGGATGCAAGCAAAGCTGACCATGACAGTACGAGGCTGGAAAGTTAGTCAGCCCACCACATCACCAAAGCCAATCACCGGAGGTAATCATGACAGTCGTATACACCTATGCAGCTTCCGATAACTCACGGAATCGCCGTAAAGCACGCAGGGCAGCACAGAGAGAGGCTAATCAAGTGTTAGCCACCCTACCAGTAAGCCGAGTGGTGAAGGCCTGCATCAGCGTCCCAGCACGCAGCACAGAGCGACCAAGCGCGGACAACATATGTTTGCCGGACGTGGCTAAGTTTGCAGCAGGCTTCCGTAAGGTTCGTGAAGATTGCTATCACGTTATTAAGTGAGAAATCATGCAACGAGAAATTAATGATTTTGTCGGATGGGGATTGGATGGCTACGGCAACGCTACCTTGTTCTGTAGTCACTGCCGGGCGGTGTTTTACAAGACCGCTAATCAGTCAAAGATAATTCAGGCTAAGCGGGTTTTCAGCAAAAAGCATAAATGCTGATTAGAAGCCCACCACATAGTTAAGGGGTAAGAGATGAAAGAGTTACGTTTTTATGGTGCAAGTGATGATCTGTTTGAGTGCGAAGGAGACATTCGTGAAGAAATCGGCTGCTTCGATAACGTTGGAAAATATCACCTGAAATCCTCTGAGGGTGAGGTGTTGGTCATTGGTCAATATTTGGATAGTGGACTGTGGAGCGTTGGGATTGCTCCAGTAGGCGAAGGTGTGGCGATACCTGATTGGGCTGTTCACTACTCAGTTTACGAGCACGGGTACAGCACACTACTCACCATTCAGGTTCCGGACGATATAGAAATCGTAACCAAAAAAGAAGATTAACAAGGTCACTTAGGTGGCCTTTTTTATTGGCGGGTAAATGAGGAATGAATGATGAGTAAATTAGTCAGCGGAATTTTTATGTTACTTGGTGCGTTAGTGATTGGTGGATGGATAGCAAACATCTACAAAATGGTTACTTACGGATTTGTCATTGCTGATTGGGGTGGCATGCAAGTAGCTCGTGTTATTGGCATTTTCGTAGCCCCACTTGGTGCCATTCTTGGGTTCTTTTGACTTAGTGACCTTACCCCTGCCACTTAACCGGTGGCAGCAATAAGACCACTAGATGAGGTGATGTATGACAGAGGAAATTAAAACAGGCGGCCCAGCGTTTCCGTGGTGTGGTGATTTGAATGATACGCCGCACATAGGGCTTGGAATGTCACTGCACGATTATTTTTCAGCCAAAGCGATGGCGGCATTAATCCACAGATATGCAGATGTGAATATTGATGACCTTAAAGTGTTGGAAGAAATCGCAATCCGAGCAAGCAATATGGCAGACGCAATGATTAAGGCGAGAGGGTGAGATATGAAAACTGAAATGGGAACGAAAGTTGATATTGATATTAAGCGTATAAAAACGTGCATCAAAGTATGTGACAGGTTCACCGCTGAAGTGATTGGAGCTGATGGGAACCCTATCGGATCTATAGAAAATCAGTATGTACCTGATTTGTTTCCCGGGCAGCACTACGGAGATTATCTGGAATTAGATATCGATATTGAAACGGGGCAAATCCTAAACTGGAAACCGCCTTTCCCTTCAGAACTTGAACAACTAGTAAGCATTCTAGAAACCGAATAACACCCACCAATCCCCAGAGTAAATAACTGACAACTGTCGGTGTTTTGCTGTGGGCTAAACACAAGGAAATGAGCATGGCAGACGAAAACACCGGCTTGGTTGTAATCGACATTAAGCCAGAGCAAGCACCAACGCTGTATGTAGCTGGCGGCCTTGATAGCTTTCTTGAATACATCCGTGAAATGACGCGAGAAGTGCCAGATGTCACAACAAAAAAGGGTCGCGACCGCATTGGTTCTATAGCCAGAATGATTGGCTCAAGCAAAAAAGCTGTAGAAGAGCCAGGGCGCGATTACCTGCGCAGCTTAAAAGACCCAATAAAACCGGCAGAAAAGGAACTCAAGCGATTTGTTGATGAATGTGATGACATTCGTGACACATTTCTTAAACCCCGCATTGAGTGGGAAGCCGAACAAGAGAGACTTGCAGCAGAAGTAGCTTATGCAGCCATGTGGCAGGAAGCCCATGAAATGGACGCCAGCATTACAGCTGAACGGGCCGAGAAACTTGCGGCTGAAATTGAAGCCGCTCACGAAATTGCCCTGCTGATGAATGACGCTTTCGACCGTGCTCAAGCCGATAAGAAGGCTGAAGATGAACGCTTACAGAAAGAGCGTGACGACCGGATTGCAGCAGAGGCTGCCGCCAAGGTTAAGCGGGATGCTGACCTAGCGGCACAACAAGAGCGTGAAGCATCAGCGCGCCGTGAAGCTGAGTTGAAGCTTCAGGCTGAATTAGCTGAGCGCGATAGATTGGGTGCAATTAAGCAAGCGGAAGAAGATAAGCGACTAGCTGAAATTCGCCGCCAAAACGAAATAAATGAAGCTGAAGATAGAAAAGCTGCGGCACTTGTACAGGCCGAGCGCGAGAAGCAGGAAGCTATCGCAGCCGAGCAACGTAAAGCGCAGGAAGAAGCAGATCGCATTAAGCGTGAAGCGCAGCAGAAAGAAGATGCCCGGCTAGCTGAAGAGAAGCGCATTGCTGATGAAGCGGCAGCTCGAGAAGCCAACGAAGCGCATCGCAAGACCATTGGTGCCGCAGTGGTAAATGGCTTAATTGAACACGCCGCGCTAACTCGCGAACAGGCGATTGCCACCCTGAAAGCGCTTATTAATAACCAAATTCCTCACACGAATATTCACTACTAATTAAAAGGTATCCCTATGCAATACGCCATTGCAGGGTATCCCGCATCGGGATGCTCTACTAACTATTTGACAAAAATTCAGCATTCACCAGCCTACCGCCTAACTTCAGCAAGTTTCACTCCCCCACCACGGAAAGGTATCTGGGAGAGAATTATTGAAGCGCTAACTCGGAGGATTGAGCCATGAATGTATCCCAAATGATGGCGCTCGATAAAATCATAAATGGATTTGATTATCGTGATGAAAAAGCGCTGGAAGCGCGAACCGCCGAGCTGAATACCGAAATCAAGATTAAGCACATTGAGGCGCTGTTTAAGCAGGTCGGCTTCTGTGACTTAAACCAAAAGGCGCTTCACCTAATGCTTAATAACTCTGACTTCCAAGAAATGGCATCTCAATTTTTGTGGGACTCAATGCTTATTGCTGCGAAGTGTGAGAGAGCAATGATGATTGACGGGCATGAGGAGGCGGCGTGATGGAAACAGGGATTTATTACAACATTTCGAATGAGGACTATCACAAGGATGAGGCGATAGGTTCTACGACGATTAAGGCAATTAGCGTTAGCCCAGCCAATCTGTATTTTAACCCATTTAAAGGAAGTAAATCGGCACAGATTGGAACGGCAATACATGCGGCCTTACTGGAACCGGAAGTGTATGAAAGGGATTTCATTTTAAAGCCGGATATCAGCTCCAGAGCATCGAAAGAATATAAGGCGCTTTTGCCGGCTGATGCAGAAAAAATACTAATTGGTAGCGAAGTCGGCACGCTGGAAAAAATGATTGAGTCTGCCCAGTTAAATGAAGATTTCATGGACTATATGAGCACAAGCGGACGGTCTGAGGTTTCAATGTTCGCCACGTGCCCAGTTACTGGACTGAAGCTTAAGTGTCGATTTGACAGACTATCGGATAGCCACTCTTACCCACTGGATGTGAAGAGTTGCAGGGATGCAAGTCAGCGCGGATTTAGTCAGGCATTTGGGCAATATCACTATCATGTTCAGGCTGCGTTTTATCTCTACGTTTTGAAACTTGTTACTGGGCGGGAACTAAATCAGTTCTGCTTTTTTGCCCTTGAAAATACTCCGCCTTACAAAAACTGCATGTATTACATCGGTGAAGATTCGCTAGAGCTTGGCAGGAAAATAATGTTTGAGGCGATGAATAAGCTGGTTGAGTGCTTGACTGATGATTCACTACGAACCGAGGGAATGGTTCTTCCATCCAGTGAAATCAACGTCCCATCGTATCTATTCGATGAAGAATTTGACGACGAGGTATATCTCTAATGGACTTATCACGAACAATAATCCCGAAATCAGACCAGCTCAACTTCGAGGATGTCCAATCTTCCAGCATTACCGCAGCTATCAAATCTGTTAGAGCTGGAAACAGTGAACAGCCAGTGTTTATTGACCTTGATGGATATGACGGCCGCCCATATAAGCCATCAAAATCTATGCGGCGGGTTCTCATCGGCGGCTGGGGAAATGATGGTCACTCATGGGTTGGCAAGACGCTAACGCTCATCGGTGACTCTACAGTGAAATTTGGCGGTGTTGCGGTTGGCGGGATTAAAGTTTCAGCCATGAGCGATATCAACTCTGATTTCTCACTAATGCTAACCACCTCGCGCGGAAAGCGGTCAGAGCATCGAGTTAAAAAACTGGAAGTTAAACCGGTAAAGGTGGAAGAGCGTACGCCAGATGAATTACTTGCTGGATTTACCAATGCGGCTAGTAATGCAAAAACAGTCGCGGAGCTTGATAAGTCTTTCAAGTATACCCAGCACGTTCTTGCAGCTCACCATGACCAGCTCGAAAAGGCCACTGACATTTACGGCATCCGCAAAGCTGAAATGGAAGAAGTGCCAATGTGAGGTATCTATGACCCACTCTCACGACAACATCACTGTTGGCTGCATAACTCTGGTTTATTCAGAAGTACACCACGGATGGATTACCCCTTACAACGAAGTCATTAAAAACCCATTTAAAGCGCAACGGACTGCTGAGCGGATTAACTCAAATCTGAAATTGTCACTCGCTGCCAACGGACTGGCAGCCTAATCCCCCACCCCATTACCGGCAGTCAATCTGCTGAGGAATAGTTATGTCTGAGATAAAGCAATATGACACCGAAGTAAGACTTGAGGCCGTGATGGGAACGAACCATTACGGTGTACATATTCATGCAATGACCACGGAAGATTTACACAGCAAGTCAGGCATTGCAGTAGAGCTTGCATGGCGTGATTTGCGGATAGAACAGCTGATAGCCCAACTGGAAGCGGCACAGAAAGAGATAGCCGACTGGCGCTCTATCGCAGAAGCAGCGGCGCAAGATGATGCTGACTGGCACAAACTGGCTGACAAGGATGGGGAATTAATCTGCAAAATGGCTAATGCGATTATTGCCGTTGGCGAACGGGCCAAAAAAGCAGAGCTGGAACTGATCAAACCGTTACCAATCGGTGAGCTTATTCACCGATTAGAGGGCCAGACATATCGCAAATGGTATGACGGCGACGATCTAGACAAAATGCGTGTACGCGCAGAAGCAGCAGAGAAAGAGCGTGATGAATTACAGGCTGAGCAGGAAGAACACGATGGACAAATTCGCGAGATGGAAGGAAAGATTCAGTTACGTAATGCTGCGATACGTTCAAGGACAGCGCGTTGTGAAAGAGCAGAAGCAGCGTTATCAGCGGCAAACGAGAAGCTGAGCAAGCCGGTTGTGTTGAGTTCGTCAACTGTCATGAGTCGGGCCTATGTGGTTCAAGCCATCAAAGCAGCCGGTTTCACGGTAGAGGATGGCGACAATGGCTAACGTAGAGGCTAAATGGTCTGTTGATTTATGGGTTGAGTGTCCAAAGTGCGAAGACAGTTTCGACCTTAATTCTGACGACGGCTTTATAGATGGCACTCATGGCTATGCTCTGCAAACCACTGTGGACGTAGATGCAGAATGTCCTGAGTGTGGACATAAATTCAAAGCTGATTTGGTCTGGTAGAGGGGAATGCAGATGCTGAGTGAAGAGAAAATAACAAAGCAAATCACAGTAGTGATTGAAATAGATGTTCCGGCCCATGCTACCGATAGCGATATTCGCGATTGGGTTGATGTTCAGTACGGTGAGTGCAACAGCATGAGCCCCGACAATCCATGTAAAAATGATTATGAAATCATCGAACACTATATTCGTTGATGGGGGTGACTAATGCTAATCGGCTTTGTTCTTCTCGTCAGCTCATGCGGCTTTTATGCCTGTGATGCCCTACCTGTCACAGACGATATCTACCCTACTCAATCTGAATGCCAGCAAATATCAACGCTGATTAAAGAGCGCAGGCCTGACGTTGTGCTCATGTGCAGCGAAGTGTATCGGTAACCGCGCTATACTCCTCCAAACGAATAGGAGGAAGCCATGAGCTACAATCTCGCTGATATACCGCAAGACGACAAAGACAAGATGGCTGTGGACTTAGCCGCTTCAGGCGTCGCATTCAAAGAGCGCTACAACATGCCGGTTATCCCTGCTCAAATAGAGGACCAGCAGCCAGAGCATTTACGTGAGTATTTCCGTGAACGTGTGAAACACTACAGGGAAGTGGGTAGAACTATGGGTAAAATGGAATATACCCCGCCAGAGAGAAAGTAATTAAATGAGCCCTGGAGTAAAGGTTTTAATCATCCTTGGATACTTACTTGTTAGTTATATATTCATTGCTACCTGGTTTTTGTCTTCATCAGAGGAGTTTTTAGTGTTTATTGGTATGTTGCTTGCTTCTCTAGGCATTCCCATCGGCGCATTTATTCTGGCTAAGAAATTTTTTAATTTCATGTAAATAGTATCTATTGACCTCAATGAACCTCGCTAATGCGGGGTTTTTTATTGGGAGTAAATCATGAGCGACTCATTCGAAAAGTGGCTCAACGAGCCTATTGGCCCTAACGGTGAACAACGCCGCTACGTCCTCAGCATACCCCGTCAACACTTCGCTAAAACCGTATGGACAGATTGCGAGAAAGCAATCAAAGGGAAACGGACTTCATCTAAATAACCTGGAGATTCCCTATGAAAACTCACGACCTGAAAATCAGGCCGGAATTCTTTGCGCCCGTATATCAGGGAGTGAAGACCGCCGAAGTGCGCATGAATGATAGAGATTACATGGTTGGTGACCTGTTAATTCTTAATGAATTTAATGGAACCCAATGCACAGGAAAAATTGTAATCCGGCAGGTGACGCATGTTGCTGATATTAGCGAATTAAAGGCTGGATACGTGCTGTTGAGCATGGTCCCTTTTGAAATGGCAGAGGTGGCCTGATGGACGATATCAGCGAACTAATTCTGACCGTTGCCCGCGCACCGGATGACGGACGTGACCACAAGGAAGCCTACTTGTGGGACATTAAAATAAAGCAGCGACTACGAACCGGCGATAAATCAAAGAGACCGGTACCGCGGCAAGTTGTCCCGCCAGCGCCAGTTAAAGAGGTGAAGTCAGTGAAGGCGAAAGTGAGAAAGATAATGGAGGCGGCATGAGTGACTATGGCGGCAGCCACACACCGGATAACCTGAAAGATTTATGGATGACCCCCGCCGACATATTCACCGCATTAGATATTGAGTTTGGCTTTTACCTGGATGCGGCAGCCAGTCACAAAGGCGCCCTGTGCGCCCGATACCTCACCGAGCAAGACGATGCACTTAATAGTGTATGGGAAAGTTACGGCGCTATCTGGTGCAATCCACCCTACTCCGATATCTCACCCTGGGTAACCAAGGCGGCTGAGCAATGTAAGCAGCAACTCCAAACGGTGGTGATGCTTGTGCCTGCTGACTCATCTGTCGGTTGGTTTAGCCAGGCTCTGCAATCTGTGGATGAGGTGCGATTCATTACTGATGGTCGGATATCGTTTCTACGCTCCGACACTGGCAAGCCAATCAACGGTAACAACAAAGGTTCGCTGTTGTTCATCTGGCGCCCATTCATCAAGCCTCGTTGCATGTTCACGACCGTTAAGCGCGATGAGCTAAAAGCGATTGGGCAAGAAATATTAACCGGGAGTAAAGCAGCATGAAACTACCAAAAATATCAGACGGCACCTGGTTCTTTATCGTCATTATCGTGTGGTCAGTGCTGGCAACTGTTTTCACGATTGAGGATGAGATAGTTAGGGGGATGTTCGGATGAGCGATAAATACACGTGCGCTGTGTGTAAAGCTGAATTTGATAGCAATGACACATATGAATATCGAGGGTTTTATAGCTGCGATGAACACTTTGACGAGCTTCAAGAAAGAGTTGACGGTAAGCGGCAGAGAATCATTGATGACTTCGACGCAAAATCAAAGCCACTTCGCGGGTTAGATATAAGTCCTGATTCAGTCATTGGCAGAGCTAACCGTGAAATATTGAAGGGTCCGATTGAAGTGTGCAGCAAAGAGACGCCGATAGAGAAAGAATATTCAAACGGGATACTTTGACAAGGATTTGCCGTGACTCCTGAAGAGAAACAGAACGCGCTCCAATCCACCGCAAGAAACTGTAACAACGAAATTAAAACCACCCTCGCCGCTCTACCGGCTAACACAAACAAAGACTCCATCACCCGCCCTATCATCCTGCGCCACTACGAAAAGCTAAAGCCACTTGGCTACAAGCTGGCTTGGCTTCTTTTCGCCATCGGCGTTCTGAATGGTCAGTTTAAGTGGAACAGGTGATCGGATTGATAAAGAGATAAGAGGCCAGCATGGATAAATACAGTCTCACATTCGATGAGGCTTGCGAATTCCTTGGAGTATCGCGATCAACGGCAAAGAAATGGATTTCATCAGGCCGCCTAACTGCCACCCGGAAAGACCCAAGCAAACAACAATCACCCTACCTACTAACAAGAAAGGCCTGTATTGCTGCATTAAGCGATCCGGTACACACTGTGTCCGTGATCGGCGGCGGGGCGACTAAGGAGATACAATGTCAATCTTCCGCAGGGGTTCCGTTTGGTATGCCGACTTCACGGCACCGGACGGAAAACGCATTAAGCAGTCTCTTGGCACAGAGGACAAGCGCCAAGCACAGGAGTTGCACGACAGATTAAAGGCTGAGCAATGGCGAATAGAGCGCCTGGGTGATTTCCCTGACGTGACATTTGATGATGCTTGCTTGAGATGGCTTGAAGAGAAGGCGCATAAAAAATCACTGGATGCAGATAAGGGCCGGATCGGATTCTGGCTTATCCACTTTCAAGGGGTTTTGCTGAAGAGTATTTCCGAGGCAAAAATTTATGCTGCCATCAGTAAAATGACGAACAGAAAACATAGGGATAACTGGGAGTCGAAAGCTAGCTCGCTGAGGAAGCGCGGTGAGGTCGTGGAGCCTTTTGTGGAAGTGCCGGTTAGCATATCAACAAAGGCAAAGCATCTAGCATTAATGAAAGCGATTATGCGCGCCGCAGAACGCGACTGGAAATGGATTGAGCGGGGCCCGGTAATAAAGGTGCCGCAAGAGAGAGGGAAAAGGGTTAGATGGCTTGAACCTCATGAGGCCGTGCGCTTGATGAACGAATGTTCTGAGCCATTAAAATCTATCGTGGTATTTGCATTGGCAACCGGGTTGCGTAGATCAAACATAGTAGATTTGCAATGGCAAGATGTAGACCTTCAACGCAAGGTTGCATGGATACACCCAGAGGAAAGTAAATCAGGTCAGGCAATTGGTGTCGCTCTCAACGACACTGCATGCCGGTTGCTTCGCGATCAGATTGGCAATCACAAGAAATGGGTATTCGTTCACCAGAAACCCAGCACCAGATCTGATGGAACAAAGGTGGCAGAAGTCAGGAAAATGCGTGTTGATGGTAACACCGCTTGGAGGCTTGCACTGAAGAGGGCTGGGATAGATAACTTCCGCTTTCATGACCTTCGCCATACCTGGGCCAGTTGGTTAGTTCAGGCAGGTGTTCCGCTGACAGTTTTACAAGAAATGGGGGGCTGGGAATCTATTGAAATGGTTCAGAGATATGCACATCTCGCACCACGTCATTTAAGCGCTCACGCCAAGCAAATTGATAACATTTTTGATGGTCATGTCCCAAATTCGTCCCACGCAAACAATTTGGAATTACTTAAAGTTGTGTAA